ACCTTATCGCTTCCTCCAAAGATAGTATTAAATTTCTTGCCAAAAAAACTAGGGAACATTCTTATGTCAACCCCAGGTTGAAGAAAATATACCATATTGAAGCTGAACAGTAAAGTTTTAGCAGACCTTCCCGTAATCATTGTATAAGTCGGGGATGCATTAAGTTCTTGCAAAGCTATTTCGTTATCATTAAAACGTGTACAAAAAAAGAAAGCTTCGTTTCTTATCATTTCGTGAACAGCCATTGTAAATTCTTTTTTGTAGTCCAAATTATCTAAAAACTTCTTTAATACGTCTAAGTCTTTTTGATACTGTTTACCCGTATAATCACTTGATTTAGCGTTTAAACAAGTATAAGTAAAATCCCAAGATAACATATTTCCAAGATAACTCAAAAGTCGTTTATAAGGCTGTGACTTATTTTCAAAGTCCTGACTATATCCCTGCAAAGCTATTTCCGAATTTTTAGCATTATTTAATGCTTTATTCAAATTATCTTCTGTGGCTTGTAAAGGAGCTAAATTTAATTCCTTCATACGCTCATTTATGAGCATAGGATTAAGAACGCCTTGATAAAAACTTCCTTGTGTTAAAGCGTTAGCAAATTCCAATATATTAAAAACTTCACCCTCTGAGAGTAATTCTTGTGACGTATTTGTTTCTTCTGCCAAATTATTATCCTCCTTCCTTAGAGAATTTAAAAATCATCTAAGTATGCTGAATTAATGCTAACATTTCTGCTTCATAATTATCATCACTTTCTTCTCTTAACAATGCTTTATCCATATAAGAAGCATAATGATTAGCATAACTTAAAACAGTAAAACGATCTTTTCTACTCCCAGGAGACTCAACTAATTTAATATTTCCAGATACCATTGTCATAGAAAGATTGATAAACTCATTTACAGATAAACTAGTTTGAACATATGGAGCAAGAAACCATGCCTTAGCATTAATATCATTAACATCTAAGAATTCTTTCATATATGGAGACTTTATTAAATAATCCTCAGCGCTTGCTTCATCTACTAAAAATTTCCATAATTTCTTTTGAAGACTATCTCGCATTTCAACAGCAATAAGAGAGTTTAACTCTCCTGTACCAGAGACAGGATAAATTACTGGTCTGGCATTCAATCCTAATGTACGTTTAGATAATTCATCATAAGTTTTTCTATCAATACTTTCATGATCCATTATGGTCATCGGCTCATATTCAATACCTCTTTCGGCATCTTTTGTAAGTATTCCTAGTTGATCATATTCAGTAATACCCGCATTAGCGATATCAAGCACAATTACATCGGCTTCGAAATCATAGAATATCTGTTTTATTCTGAGAGCCTGTAATACACTATTTACCCCGCTAAAGGACTCCATATAAAGCAATTCTCTATAAAATCCTCTATGAGTTGGAAGCAAACGAACACACCCTGTAATAGATAAGTCATTTGCTTTACCTGCACGTTGAGCAATATCACAAGAAACAATCCTCATTTCTCCTTCAAGTTTATTAATACCATAAGGATTTTTCTTCGCATTATAATGTTCATCAATCCTTTGTGGATAAAATGCTTTTTGTATTGTTCTAGATTTCCCAAACATCTTTAGTCTGAAATAAGATGAAGCACTTTCCCCCCAACTGATATTGTAGTATTCCTCAAGTGCAGTAATCTCGTCCATCTTAGAAATTTCATTTTTTATTTGTCTTTTTGTTTTAATATTGTGTTTTAAAGTTATAAGATAATCTAAAGCAATAAATCCAGAATTATCTCCCCGTAACATAGCTTTAATATTTTTTTTAGTTTCATCAAACCACCATAAACCCTTATGATAAGCTGAAGAAATAAAAACTTCTTTAGGCTCCTCCCTAAGAAACTCATATTGTGGCATTTGTATATAAGGTGTCTGTCGAACATAGGCGAAGGGACGGATGATAGAATCCACAACGAGTTTGTCAATTAATCGGAATTCTTCATATATAATAAATGTGGCCCTTTTCCCCCGCGCGCTATCCCTTGAAGCAACTACTCTGATTACACTTCCATTATGAAAATCCACTTGCCATTTATTCATATTAGTAGTAATATTACTTATCTCTCTGGCAAGATTAGGAAAATTATCTCTCAAACTGGTTATTTTATCAGAAACAATAATACCAGCTTGCTCTTTAGTGGAGCTAACAACAACTATTTCTGAGTTAGGATATAAAACTGCTTTAGCACAAGCAAATACAGCCAAAAGCCATGTTTTTGCCGTTGCACGACTGCATATAGCCACAAAAGAATCGCAATTATTCATCATATATATCCATAAAATTTGATATGGAAATAATCTAATACCAAAATAATGTTCAACAAAACGATGAATATTCCTGCGATAAAAAGTTATCCAATTAATTAAATTTTGTTTTCTTTCACCACTTAATTCTTCTTGTGTAACAATCTTAGGATTTCTAAAAACATCTTTACTATCGGCATTTTTACGATATTCGTTTTTAAAATCTTTCATTTTTCATCTTCTATATCAAAATCATCGTCTTCTGTGATTTCTTCCAATTCTCCTGTAGAAAAATCTCTTGAACCAGTAATAAAATTCCCAATAGGACGAGTAATATAACGTTCAACATATTCTTTAATTCCATCAATATCTTTAAACTTTTCCTTATCCTGATAGAATTCAGCAGGTTCAAATTGCTCTATTTCTTTCACCCAATTACCAAAAGTATCTGCACTCTTTCCACTATTAGCGGCACTCTGTAAAGCAGGAGTCAAAGCACTATTTTTCATAATATCTTGTAGTGATTTAACCATAGAATCTACAGGTCTACCTTCTAGCCGAGCTTTTCTAATTTCATTCTGCTTATAGCAAATTTCTTTTACAAGAACTTTTTCCCCTTGAGTATCACACTTAGTTGTTTTTCTCCACTCGTTAAACTCTTGCTCTAAAAATTCATAGTCATCTTGTTGCAAACCCTTCCCCCATTGACTCTCAAAATATTCTTGGTTTTCAATACTTCCAGCAGGAAGTTTTACTCTTTCTTCTCTAGTCAGTTCTACAAAAGTAAGGTCTTGATTATCCCAATCTCTCTCTGAAAGTTTAGTACCAAACTGAACACTTAATAGCTTATTCTTATATATGCCAAAATAACTTTCGGTACTATGACCTTTTTCCTCAACAGTCGATACATGTTTCTTAAGAGCTTCGATTGCAGCTAAATCAAAACGAACATTTAATAATCTGCATAAACGAAGAATGGTCTGCTCCACAGATTGTTCATTAATAAAAAATTTCTTATAAACTTCATTAATACATGGGGTGCAAACACTCATTTTCCCATTAGCATCTAAATAAGTATCAGTAGCATCAAAAAAATCTTCTGGCTTTTTAAATGTCATACACTTTCTGCAATAACACTTTTCTAATTTAACGCCAGTTCTAGAAATATAATCTGGTTTAACAAGTCTGCGACTTTTAACTTGCATTTATCACCTCATCGCACAATCGCTTTCCTCTTCTCTTTATCTAAATCTAACTGTTTACTCCTACCTGTTGCTCCACAATTCAAACAACGGAAGGCTTTATATGAACCTGTGTATGTGAAATAATTCCCATTCCAAGTCAAATCATTAGAACCACAATTAGGACAAATAGAAATATTATCTTCCGACCACAAATTAAGATTATAACAATTCTTAATATAAGGTCTTAACTTTAAAAATAAATCCTCTAATATAGCCGCATCACGTATATTATATTCGTGTAATTTATTCAAAGCATCTGCATTACCATAATAAGCGTCTCGCCATACTGGAAATCCAATATTTTCTTTCTCAGGCAATCCTAAATAACGGTTAATATAATCCAATTTATTACTAGTAAAACTAAATGTATTTTTAGCAATAATCAAGGTATCAACAGATTGATAATGTTTTATTGGGGGTAAACCATGATATAAACATCTGGTATTTAAACGCTTAGAATCAAATTGTATCCCATTATGAGCAATAACAATATCAGCTTGATTTAGAATATTAGAAAGAGATTGTACAATTCTAAAATCATCATGTTCTGACGCTTCATAAGACGTGAGTACATCCGATTGAATTTTATCATCAAAGAGCCATTTCGCGCTCCATGATAAAATTGTCCAATCCTGAATTATAGCGTCAATATTAATATCCTGTTGCCAAATCCCCCAACACATCGCCATGATCGGGGAAGTCTCAATGTCGAATAATAAAATTTTTGCTTGGGTCGGAATTGAGTGAAATGTCTGAACTTTATTTTCTACTTCTATTGATTGATTTCTCGATGGTATTCCTCTTTGCTTTCTAGCCCTTTTAAATCTGTTGCGAAGAATTTCCGATGAAGCGAAACCAAATTCTTTTGACAAATATTCCCATGTCTTTCCTAGAGTGAAATTAGACTTATAATGTCGATAGCACTCATCAAAGATAACGTTTTCCAAAATTGTTCTCCTCTAAAAATTTTATAAGGGAATGCAAATGATTTCCGGTTTTATGCTATAAAAGCAACCTTTGGCAAAAAGGAAGGTTATGACTCGGAAATAGAGCTACAAAAATTGTGAGAAGCCACTCTCGATGTACTTTCCCTAACCCATTTGCATATCCCCATCCAATATCTTACCATACTTTCTCTAATTTGTCAAGGTATAATAAAAACTTCATTTTATTCATAAATCAATGTCAAAGAAGCATTTTGAGTTGCTACTATAAGTCTTAATCCTGTGTAAAATGGTAATCCTTTAAGATCAAGTGTATAAGGAGTGGTTGTAGAAGGGCTTACTGTCATAGCCGTAATTACAGGAGTGGCTACGTTTACACTATCTGCTAATGTTATAACTGCTCCATTTGTACCAGAATTTACAATAATAGATTCTAAATTTCCTGGCCCTATTTTTAAAGTTACACCAGCACTTTGACCACTAGCAAAATAATAGCTTGTTGGTTGAGAAGCAGCAGACCCTAAACGAGATA